ATAGCGTGCCTGAGCCAGGACGCGATGGAAAGCCGCGTCCCTCCCGTTCGTCAGGCACAAAAAAACCGACCGGCGGGTCGGTTCTTCTGGATGGAGGCCTGGGTCGGAATTGAACCGGCGTACGCGGATTTGCAGTCCGGGTGTGAAATCAAGCAAAGACAAGGGTTTCTTCCGATTGGCGCTCCGCAAACACTGGCTTGAAGATCGCCTGAAAGTCAAGCGTGGCAAGGGGTCAATCTTGATTGCGGAGCGGTCTGGAGGGGTGTCGAGGTAAGGCTCGACACCCCTACCGCCGCCTCTTCCGCCGCCTCGGGTACCGAGGTTCCGTTGGGCCGCTGGTGGCGAGGTGGGCGAAGTCCAGACTGGGCCGGTCGCAGCGCTCCCGAATCTCAGTCTCCCACTTTCTGGCCCACGCCGTCATGTACCGCAGGCAGGCATCCTCGTCAGGGCGGAACACGAAGCGAGGTGGCTTTCTGGGCGCCAGGCAGATGCGCCACGGCGCGCCGGGCTCATCCCGCGCAGGGCACGCCGTCGCCACCACCTCATCGCCTACGCGCAGGCAGGGGCCGTCTACGTAGGGTTCGAATCGGAAGCCGTCGGGGAGCATGCGGGAAGGCTACGTCCGCGCCTTCCGGCCGGCTAGGTGAAAGCCTGAATGCCCCTAGGAATTCGGGAACGGCGCCGTGGCGACTGTGTAGGATGCGCCTGTGTACCGCGCCGCGCGGGTGAACCGCGTCTCATCGGCCCAGCCCCGGTAGCACTGAAGGATGGATGCGTTCTTGTCGCCGAACAGGCATGGACCGCTGGTGCTGCCCCACCCGTTCGTGAATCCCGTGGCGCTCTGGTCCAAGACGCCATCCACGTAGAACCGCAGGGTAGTGCCGTCCCAGGTGACTGCAATCTTCGTCAGCGTGTTTATGGGAATGCTGGTGCCGCCCCCGCCGTAGTCCACGCCCTGGGCACCGGCATAGAGAGTCAGCTTGTTTGCCGTGTTGATGTAGATGATGGGCCCGTTGGTGTTGGTGGCATTGTTGTTGCCATCCATCAGAACCTGCGTGGTGCCGGCCACGTCTCGGTACAACGTCGTTTCGAATGTCCAGTTGGACCCGGTACCACGGTAGACGTCACTGTTCGGGAACTGGAGTTTGTTTCCGGACGCCGCTGGGCTACGGATGGACGCGGTTCCGAATTCGAACCACGCCGTAGACGTGACGATGCCAGTGCCCGACCGCGTGGGCGCGACACCTGTCGGGCCGTTGTTCGTGAAGACGGTGCCGTTGTTGGCTCCGTCTCCGTGCAGCAGGTAGCCGACGCTCGCATAGAGCGGGTCGTACACCGCCGTTGCGGCAATGATGGCCTGCTGGACGCTCACGTCAGGTTGACCCCGGAAATGACCCAGCGCGTAGCGGCGACCTTGATTGCGGTGGCTATTCCGTTGGCTGCGAGGGTTCGGCTCCCTGTGCTTCCCGTCCCCATCTGGACAAGCGTGTCGCTGGTGATGGCGATGGTGATGACTCCGGCGCTGGTGTCGTTGACGAACGTCACCGCCGTGCCGATGGGGAATGCAACCGTCGCATTTGCGGGAATGGTCCAGATGCGTGCCGTGGTGTCGGCGGACGGGTGATAGATGTGCTTGCCCGCATCGGACAGGACCAGCGAATAGGGGGCTGACTGGCTGTTCTGCGGGATGGAACGAACCTCAGCAATCGTCGCGCCGCCATCTTCAATCAGCTTGCCGGTGGTTCCGTCAAACGTGGCGATGTTTCCATCGACCGCGCTGGCGGGCCCAACTACGTCTCCGGTAGATGCGGGCACCAGGTCGGCGATGTCCTGGGCGGTCATTTGTACGTCCGTGCCGCCCTGAAGCCCCGGGATAACCTCTGTTCCCGTCAAAGGGGTCGTTGCCGCTGGGTTGTCAGAAAACCGGCGAAGCGCCATCAGAGAACTCCGATATAGAGGTCGGCGTAGTCCTCCGTGCAGTACGGCTCGCCGTCCGAGGTGATGTAGTTGAAGACTTGCGGCTGCGCGGGTGTCCCCGGCTCAAACTTGCCCGTGCCCGCGTTCCAGATGAGGGTGTCGCCGTTAGCTAGGCCGGCCAAGTCAACATCGTTGAGCGACGACAGAAGGCGCTCGAACCAGCCCTTCGTTCCCGCTGCATCGGTGCCGTAATAGAAGCCTTCGGCGGGAGCCGTCTCGTCGTTGACGAGCAGGAGGGTGACCGCGCCGCTGGAAAGGCTGCCCTGTACGCGCACGGAGGCGGGGCCGACAATGCCAGCCGTCAAGGCCTCTCGGATGCGCTCGATTTCGGCCAGGATGTCGTCAATCTCGTCTTGCTGGTCCGACGAGGTATTGAGGTTGGCGGCCAGCCGATTGAGGAAGTCGTACCACTGGAGCGTCGGGCGGAATGAGCCGCGCTGCCCAGGCGGACCCGGCTCCACCATCGCCGCAAGGGCTTCGGGGATTGTCTCCCTGCCAGCCATCAGGTCACCGTCTTGGTGCCGATGGCAATCCACAGGAACGGAACGTCATTGACGACGCCCGAACCGCTGGAGTTGCCCTCGGCCACATCAAACCCAAAGCTGGCAGTGGTTATGCCTGCCGCAGACGTTCCGTATGGCACGACGGGGCCGCCCGGCTGGGAGTTGGTCGTCGGGAATGCAATCGCGCCCCAGCACACGGTGAAGGCCTCTGGATAGGTCACCGTCTTGGTGGTGGCCGTGTTGCCGGGTGCGGCGGGAGCGGTGTCCGTCCCCACCTGAATCAGGAACTTGGTCGTATCCGTGGACACGCCAGCCCGGAACGACTTGTTGGTCTGGCTGACCACAATCTCCGGGTCAGGCACATCCACATCGAACGGCGTGGCCGTCCACGCCCCATCCACCACCAGCGGGAAGTAGTTGTTCAACCCAGTCGGGTCCGGGAGCAGGAGCTGGGCAATCTGTTGCCACAGGAGGTTCGACCCGTCATTGGTCAGGAACGCCCCATTGACCAAGGCCGGGATGGTCGAATTGGCCGGAGTGTCTGGCTGGATGTTGTTGAACGTCCGGTAGACCACTTGGTCCGCATCGGCCAGCTCCACGCCGAACGCGCCGTCGCCCCATACGTCATTGGCCGGATACCCCTCTGCCGTCAGTTGCAACGGGTTCGGGTTCGGGACGGTTAGGTCCGGGTCCGAATACGTCGTCTTCGGGGTCGTCAGGTCCGTCTCGTAGAAGTACAGCCAGCCCCCATCGTTGACCCGGCCGTCCGGCAATAGGTACTGGGGGAACTGGCCCAGAGGGCGGTAGCTCATTCAGGTTGCTCCAACGAAAAACCCCGCCGGAGCGGGGTTGGGGATGGGGTGTGGTAGGGTTGTCGGGTCACGTACCGGGGTAGCCCATGAACCTTCCTAAAGACTGGTCAAAGAAGCCGGATTGGCTTGATCGCGCCGCTGAACCGCCAAGAGGATTAGGGGCCGCCATCGGGTTCGGCATAGCCCTAATTGCCCTGGCTGGCAGCGTCATTGCGTTGGCGGTCCATTTGTTCCTGTGAAAGCAGGTCTGCGATTTCAATCAGGTCCTGGTCGTTCTGCCTCTCGCCAATTTGGCGCAGGACCTGGATTTGCGCCGTCGCCGAGCCGACCGGCACAGCGGTTGATTTCGCCAGCCAAGAAACGAAGTCTGGATCGGTAAGCTTCCTAGCCATGTAATTTGCTGCCGCGCCACCTCCAACCAGCGATCCAGTGCTGACGAAGCTGGGATCGAACATGGAGGCAACCAAGGACGCGCCATAGGTCCACGCCGCCGCCTTGTTCGCCGTTCCAGAAGGATTCTGGAACACCTTTGCGCCATCCTTGATGTTCTGGCTGACACGGGCGATGCGGTCCATGTCTTTGCTGAACCCAGGGCCATAGCGGTCGAACAGGGCGCGCTTTGCTTCTGGGCTCACGCGGTTCCAGTTGGTCAGGAAGGTGGCTGCGCTGAACACGTCCCCCGCCGCATCCTGATTTCCTGGCGTTGCCATTCCCATGCGTTTCAGGACGGCAGCGCTGACGGCCTTCTGACCCTCCGGCGGGAGTGAGCGCATGACGGCGCGGAGCGTCGTGCCTCCATCTCTGGTCCCCGCCATTGCGGCTTCATAGACCCGCTCTGGGCCACCGTTCTTGTCAATTACGCGCTGGACCTGCTCAAGTCGGTTTGCTACAGCTCGGGTGTAGTTGTTGGCCCGCTTAGCGGCGCGCATGGCTTCTGGGCCAGCGGCGCGAGCTGCCGCTTCCATGTCCTTAGAGAGCGCGCCGTAAAGCTGTTTCAACTCTCTCGTTGGCGTATCCGGCGACAGCGAATAATCCGAAATGGCCTCGCCAATATCCGTGCGAATCCGCTTGACCGCTTCGTACGGTATCTGTCCGCCGCCGGCTGCAATGTCCTGCGCCAGCGTTTCCCTAAGCTGGGAGATCCTTGGATTGATGAGAGCGCCAGTCGTGGCCGTTGCGCCAGGTGATGGCGTGGTTAGTTGTGCCACCTTCTGCCAAGTATTGGCTAGGGGAACCTGAGTTGCTCCTGGAATATGCCGGTCGGCATCCCAGTAGAGCGCGCGCTTTGTCGCATTGGCGTTCTTGCCGAACAATTCGACGCCACGCTCAATTGCCCTGCCCGCGCGTTCAGCGCTGGCGTTCCGGCTCAGATTGTTCGCAGCGGATTGCAGCCCTTCGCCGATACTGCGCGCTTGGCGCTCGGCGAAATTGCCCATCACACCTGCACTGGTCGGGCCGCCGGCAAGCAGGTTTTCGGCTCCTTGAATCAGACGGTTTCCGGATGCTTGGCCGACCGTTGGGGTCGCGCCCAGCGAGGCGAAGTCCTGGATGGTCTGCTCCATGTTGGCACCGGATCGGCCACGAGCAAGTCCGCGCAGGGTTGCGCCGGTTGCCGCGCCAGCGGCACCAGGAGCCAGTCCGCCCAGTACTCCAGCGGCGAGTTGAGCCCCTTCCCCGCCGCCAGCCTCGCGCGTCGCTCCTGCCGCACCACTACCGGCCGCCGTACTTGCCACCTGTAGCCCTGGCTGCGCCTTGAGGAAGGTTCCAACGCGATTTGCAATGGATGGTGCTGCGGTGCCAGCTTGGGAGCCTAGATTTGCCAGAGCGCCGCCCAGGCCCATCGTCAGGGCCGTTCCGGTCAGACCCTCGCCAATGTCAGCGACAATGCGCTCCGATGCCGTCTCGGGACGACGCATCCCCCACTCGTCCGCTTGCTCGGCTGCGGCCTGACGATAGGTGCGGTCGCCGATGCCAAGCTGATTCCCCCAGCCTAGGGCGCGGTCAATCGGGGACAGCACGTATTGATTCAGGGCGTCTCCGCCAAGGGCGCCGTACAGGCCATAGGCGCCCTGTAGCACCTCGCGCCCGCCAATGTCGCCAAGGAAGCGGCCAACCGCGTTTCCTTCCTGGACTGGGGATTGGGCACTGAGGGTGCCAGCGAAGTCCGTTGGATTGGCCGGGCTACCAGACGGAATCCTGCGACCGCCAACAATTGAGATTTCCAGTCCCGGACCTTCGTCAACGATTTCGTCAGCCTCCCACGGGCGGTCAGCAGTGGGGGCTGCTTGCACAATCTCGTCGGAGTCCCAAGGGTTCGGCATCACTTCTTCCTACGGGTGGTGCCGTCTGGCGCGATATAGAGCGCGCCGGCCGGCAGGCTGTTGTAGTCGCTCGCGTTCTGGATTCGGCGCGGCTGAGAAGAGGGCGCCGGAGGCTTTCCACCGGAATCACGGTATTTGGTGGCAAGCGACCGCATGGTTCCCATTGCGGCAAGTCGGGTTGCCGCAGGCAGGTTCGGATTCGCCAGGTCGCCAGCCGCCTTCTGGTAGAGCAGTCGGTCCGCATCGGACTGCGGACCTTCCATGCGCGGCACGGCGAGAGTCAGCTTGGCGGCAATGGGATTGAGCGCTGCGATTGCCTGAGCTCCAGCCGTGGACTTGCCGAAAGTCGCCATGATTTCGTCCCATGCGGCTCCGGCCCGGCTTCCGGTGGACTGGCGAACCAACTGCTCAGCCTCATCCAGCAGTCCAATGGTGGTCGCGGCATCTACGTACTTCTTCTGCTCGGCAGACGCCAAGTCGGCCTCACGCTTGATGCGGGCCTCCTCCTCTGCCTTGCGAACCGCCTCATTCACGGCAGCATCCGTTCGCAGATTCAGCTCCGCAGGGAGCGCATCGAGTTTTGCTTGCTCGGTCGCCTGCGTAGTAAGGGCGGCTTGTTCCTCGGGAGATCTGCCGACCGCCAGACCTGCCGCAGGCGTCGTTACCTGGGCCACCCCAGCCGCGCTATTCATTACCTGCTCCTGTGCGAGCTGGGCGGCGCGAATCTGTTCTGGCGTGAACCCCGCTTGCTGAAGCTGCTGCGTGAAAGCCTGCATCTGTCGGACAAACTGCTCATCCTCTGCCTGCGTCGTCGGGCGACCCGGCGCCGTAGCGGGCGCCGCTTGAGGTGCGCCGCCAAGGGGAACCCACTGGCCGCCATCGAACACCACGTAGCTTTGCGTGGCTGGGTCGTACTGGTACGGACGCTCGCGACCATCCGCGCCGGTAATGGTGCCGACTTTCGGGGCTCCGGTGACCGCGCGCGGGTCAAGTCCGAGGTTGACGCGCCGCGCCTTCATTACGTCGTCAGGCGACAATCCCGCCGTCATTGCGTTGAAGGTTTTGAGCTCCGGAGTCGCCAATGAGTTGCCGGCCTGCGCCATCTTGACCCGTTGCTCAATCTGCTCGAAGGCAGGGAGCATGGAGTCGTCCCATTGCGGCGGGACCGGACGGCCGCCCGACATTTCCTGCAAGAACGGGGTGATGGTCTGGTGGGCGCGCTGGACCAGCTCGGGCTTTCCGGAGTCTAGGGCTTGCCGCATGATTCCGATGACATTTCCAAGGCGGCGGTACTGTCTATCGCTTGCGTCCTGGAGCTCTGTCGCAGCCTCGGGATTGATAGCGGCGGCCTCATTGAAGGCAGCGGCATCTCCCTGCAATACGCGGGGCGCCAGGTTCTTGAGCTGGCTGCGCTCGGACTCGATTCGCCGCTGCTCCTTCTGAGCAGTTCCGAATTGAAAGCCGCGCTGGAAGTTGCCAACGACATCAACAGGATTAACGAGCATCAGGCACCCCACCCACGGAAGTTGTCCAGGTTGTTACCGAAGTTGTTGATGGAGCCCTGTCCATTCGTCCATTGCGGGGCGTTATTCCTATTGCCCATGTACTGACCGAACAGTCCCGCCAGATTGCCAACCGTTCCGCCCCAGATGTTCGATTGGTTCTGGATAGCCGAGGAGCGAATATCCCCGATGTTCCCCATCGCTGTCTGATAGGCGCTTGCGTAGTTCTGCCCAAGGCCGCCAAGATTTTGAGAGGCGGTCTGACCCACGTTGGCAAGACCCGCATTGCGGTTCCACCAGTTACCGAAGTTCTGCGTAGCAAGGCCTTGTCCGAACCTAGCCAGGTCGGCCGATTGGCCGCCGCCCCAGAAGTTCCCCGGCTGTCCGCGCTGCACCGCCTTCAGTCCCTGGTCGTAGGCGAACTGATAGTCCGGCGAGTTGTAGAAGTTTGAATAGTCGCCAGCCATCGCCTGGTTCATGCGGTCCAGGGCGCCGCGCCCGGCATCCAGCCACGGGAGCATGTCCTGCCGGGACTGGTCGTACTGGCGGCGCTGCTCGTCAATGGCCGCCATCTGGGCACCCTGACCCGACTTTGCGGCGTCTTTGGAGCCCTTGTTCCCCAGGTAACCGGACACCAACGTGGCACCCGCCACGGCTACATAACCCCAACTCATTCGGGCGCCTCCAATAGTTCAATCTCAGGGACAATCAGGAAGGCCTCCAGCTTGTCCAGGTCGGTTTCATTGCTTGCATGGCAAGTCGCGAACACGCAGTCGGTGTGCGTGTAAAGAACGCGCTTTGCGCCTGGCTTCGAGGTCCAGATGCGGGGAGCCTCGATGGTTTCCGCGTCCTCCCCGGCCCCGACATCGCGGATGGTCACCCGCCCCTTCAAGAGAAAGACGGGATGCTCATGGCGGTGGGTCTTGCCGATGACAAACGTATCGGCCGGAATCGCAAGCTCGCGTGTGTATAGCCCATCCGTGAATCGGTGAACTGGCGTCAACTCGACCTGCGGAAGTTGGCGAAGGTCTTCCTGGGCAATCCTCACTGCCTTGGCTATATCCTGCGAACGGGCATGCGCCAGCATCGACTCTTCATAGCGAGCCGCGCATTCGGGGTCTTTGAGCATTTTGGCTCCTAGCCTGTAGTGCCTTGCATCACCGTCACAGCCCCGAGAATGTCTCGCTTGCGGGGGCTGGAGATTCGAAACTTGTAGACGCGCTGATAGGTGCTTCCCAAGCGCGTCCAAACGACTTTCTGGCAGTAGTGCCCCAACTCGCCGATGGGCATAGCCTGCCAGTCGGACCAGTTGTGGCCGCCGTCGTCGGAGTAGGACATGCGGACGTATTGGTCACTCATCCGGCAACTCCTGTGCTACCGAGTGCAGCGCATAACTGCCTGCGAGCGGCGATTGTGTCCACGTCAATGCGTCTTCGCTGTGCCAAATTGAGCCAGGGCCGCCGCCGGTTGGGCTGCACACCGCGATAAACACGTGCCCGTTGTGGAAAAGCCGTCTCACCGCGTGGGAAAGCGTCTGGACAAGCACGAACCCGCTACCGGAATCCGTGCAAATCTGGCCCGCACCGTTGCCCACGACCCGCTTTCCATTTGCACAAACAATGGCGGAAATTGGGCCGCTGCTAATGGCAGGAAGCGACACTGTAGACAGACCTCCGGCTACGCTCCATTGCTTCAGAACAGGAGTCGCATCAATGGATGAAGCCTGGCCGCCAATCAGGTAGTGGTCCGGAGCGGCGCCGAAGGCTCCGCCACCACTCATGAATACGCCGTGCGCGACTTGGCTAACCCAGCTTTCTCCCGCGTCGTCGGTAGTGAACACATCAACGGTGCTCGCACCTGCGCCAACTAATCCGCCTGCGACATAGGTCGCTAGCCACGTGAGATTGGTGCCGGGTATGGCCGTATAGGAAGCCCCGCCGTCAGTGCTGCGATAGATTGCCGAACCGGTCGGGCCTGGCAGGCATACCGCGCCATCCAGATAAATGCCATTGCTTCCGCGAGCGACGATGTTGTCAGCGGTTGGGGTCCACGTGACGCCCCCGTTGGTTGTATACGAGGCAGTCGTGATGGTTGCCAGGCTGAAAGACACGTAGCCGCCTGGAATGCCGACCAGATACGGCCGGATGTTTCCACCGGTTGCAATGGGCGACGCATCCCAGTCAACGCCGTCAGGGCCAGGGATGGCAATCAGGTTGACGCCGGATTGCCCGATAAGGAGCATCGGCAGAATCACCGGAATACTGTCCGACAGGTCGTCGTACAGACCGTTTTCATCCGTTGCTCGCACAACAAATGAGAACGAGCCGCTTTCGGTTGGCGTGCCGGATAGCACGCCCGTCTGCGACAGCGTTACGCCGGGCGGCAGCGTTCCTGACCGAAGCGTCACGCGCTTGGCTCCCGTCCCGCCGGTTACCGTGTAGCTGAAGTTATACGCTTGCCCGACACTGCCGCCAGGTGCGTCACCAGTAATGGATGGGCCTTGCGGCTGCTCCGGAAATCCAGCTGGCTCCGTAATCGGCTGCCCCGTGTCCACTATCAGCTCCAATCGGCTGATGAGCATCCGGTTTTGGTTGTCCGCCAAGGTTTGAGTTGTGCGCTCGGAGATGATTTCCTCATCGCCCTCCAACACGTAATCCCAGTCCAGTTTCCAAAGCCTGCCGTTCTGGAAGTCGCCCGCCACCCACTCGTTGTTGATGTAGGTCAGCGTATTGGGGCGCCAGCGGTTGAATCCACAGGACTGGCGGCGATGCCACTGGCCCGACGAGATGTCGTAGCCCCACGTGAGTCCGTCCGGGAATGTCCAGTAAACGACGAGGTGGCCCGCATCCGTCCACGTCTCGGCAAAGGCGTTTTTCCAATCAAGCCCTCGGATTGCCTGTTCGATGGGCCTGGTCGAAATGCGCCTTGGGGCGTAGCCCTCCAGGCGATAGAAGATGCCGTCATCCCCCAGCCAGTAGACCGTCTGGTCAATCACCGCCGTGGTGAAGGTGCCGGCACACCCGCGCTTCTGGGAAATGCGCTTGGCGCGGAATGGCTGCTCTGTTGCACCCGTATTCTCGAAGAACTCCATCGAACCCTCGGAGAACAGAACCAATTGGTTCTGTACGCTCTCCAAGGAAACAAGCAGGTCGGGCAGGTATTCAGAGGTAAAGCGGTCGAGCGTGTTGTACGCCAGCGCGTCGGCCACTTCGGAATTGAATGCAAACCGCCTGCGCGGCTCAATCCCGATGATGTAGCCATCCATGAAGATGACCTTGATGGCGCCCGGGAATCCTTCGTCTGTGATGCGCTCGAACACCTGGGACTGGGTGTTGAACACGTACCCCGAAGTGCCGTTGACCGTGACCAACTGGTTGCCGGTCGCCAGCTGGTTGTGCGCCATGCTGCACCGACCAATGCCAGGCACGGTCCCTTGAGGAATTGCAACGCCCGATGCGGTGACCTGGTACAGCGTCTGCCCCATCACCGCGAACAGCTTGCCCTCGCAGTTGTGAGTCCGCCGGACGGGCCCGATGGGATTTCCATCTTCCATAACCTGCACGAACGGGCGCAGGCCAGGCGGCGTTTTCAACATCGTCGGCGTGCGCGTGCCACCCTGCTCCGCAAACACCGGCAGGTAGTTCACCGTGTCCTGGGACGAGAACGGACGGGTTTCGTCCGAGTACGACCCGGCCACGATGTCCAGCGCCGCTTGCCTCATCCGACGTACCAGGTGCTTCCGTTGATGGTGCGGTTGGACCAGCCATCAGGCGCGGGGATGTCGAGGATTGGCTGGATTGGGGTTGCGACCGCCTGATCACGCCGAATCTCGTTCATGAAGTTGCCGGCAGCGGCGGCCACTTCCGGCATGACCGAGACCCCGTACTGGGGCGCCAAAGTCATCGCAACGGCGTTCATCACCCCCAGTTCGGCCTCCAGCGGGACCGGCAACGTATCGCCCGGGCTGCTGACGTTCTGCCAGCCTAGTGACGTCCCGCTCGCCTCCAGACGGGTCATGAATCGGTTCAAGAACCGAATGACCGTTTGCATGTCCGCATCCGATACGGGCTGCACCGGGTTGATGACCTGGAGCGCCCCTAGAACGTCCTGGGCGAACTCAGCAACGGTTGTCATCGGTAGCCCTTAGGCAATGATGCCGGCGCTGGTCAGTGAGGAAATCAGAGCGTTGACCTTGCCTTGCAGCTCAAGCGCGAGGGTGCGCGTCTGGTTGATGGTGGCAATGGCGGTATCACGATTGACCGCGGTATCCCAACCACCTTCAGCGGTGCCAGTTCCGCCCGCTGGCGCCGGGTTGGCGATGGTGGACCCCGATGCAGTGACCCCGGCCTGCGTGAGAACGCCACCACGCACGGAGTCCGTCGGCGCGGGCAATTCTAGGTTCTGGTTGATGAGTGAAACGAGTTGCGGAACGCCAATGGTGGCCTTGCCACCGTTTCCGCTGGATGCGTAGAGCTGAATCGACATTTTGGATTCCCAAAAGAAGAGGGGGAGGTTTCCCTCCCCCTGCTAGGTCAGCCTGCGCTGACGGTCAGGACGCCCGCATTGCTCCACAACTGGCCCGCAACCTGCGGGTCGGCGGTGGGCAGGCTGCCGGCAACGACGTACACCGGGCCGGAAAGCACGGTGGGGTTGCCGATGGGGCCAGTGAAGAACGCCGTGTTGGAACGGTCGTCAACGTTGGGGTTGTCGTTGGTAGCCATTTCGGTCTCCTTATGCCGGGGTCAGGTTGGCCGGGTCATTGGCGACACGGCAGGCCCATTCCGGACGCAGGGCACCGAAGCCCCACATGATGTCGAAGCGGGTCATGTTCATGTCGTTGATGGCATCCGAGGCTTCCACGACGCGCATGGAAATGCCCTCGAACTGGCGACGGCTGTTCTTCCAGCCGGTCAGCTCGGGCAGGTCCACGGTGACGAAGGCGAACGCCTCGGGGCGGTAAGCCATGTTGATGCCGTAGGTATCGCCTGCGGTACCCTGCACCACTACGGCTGCGTTGTCGGCCGGCGAAGCAGTGACGTTCTTCTCCGAGCCGGTGGTGACGATGGCCGGATAGATTTGCAGGTTGCCGGGGCCGCTCAGGTCTTCAGTCACGGTGAACTGCCGCAGGTAGCCAAGGCTCTGCTTGGTCTGCGGATGCACCGCCACGACGCCCGCGAAGGTGACGATGTCTCCCTTCAAGAACGTGCCCGAACCGGTGTCGATGGCGATGGACGAGCCGGTCTGGTTGGCGCCGTTCACGGCATACGAGCCGTTCGCGGTGCCGCGCTGGTGAACCGGAGCCACCGTAGAGGACACCCAATCGAAGCCCGAGGCCCGGCCCATGACGCCCTCTTCGTACTGCACATCAATCTGACGCTGGGCGTTGAACAGGCCAGACAGCGCCGGGATGATGGTCGTATCCGCAGCGTTGTTGGTGAGCATCTTCTTGGTGCCCTTGCCGCCACCGTTGTCCTCGATGTACTTGCGGGCAATGTTGGCGTAGGCGAGCTGGGTCCACTGGCCGTCCGGCGTGCCGGTCTGGTTCGGGATGGACTGGTAAGCCAGGTTCTGGACCGCAGCCTCAACATTGACCGCCAGGTCGGCGACCTGCTGGCTGAGGTAGCGGCGGTCGAACTCCTCAATGTCCAGCGCAAGTTCGGCACTGGTGTACTGAATGGAGAAGTTGACCTGATCCTGGATGGTGACCGGGCGAACCAAGGTCTTCATCGGCGCCGGAGTGGCGACGCGACCGTGGTTAATGACCGCGTGCTGCGGAATCGGCACGCGCAAGGTGTCGCCGATAGCCGGAGCGCCCGTCTGGAAGGACGAGTCGTAAGTGCGCGGGATGGTTTTGGTGAAGGACAGGGCTTCGCTGAAGCGCATCAGAGCGCGGTCAGCAATCATGTCCGTGGTAAGTAGCTGGTTAGCCATTTCTAACTCCGAGAAGGGTTCAGGACTTGGCCTGCTTCCTCCACTCGGCGATGCGCTGACTGGTCGTCATTTGGGGGTCTTGGATGTCCACCGAAGGACGACCGGAGCCAGACACCGTCTTGGGAGGCGGCGGGGCTGTGGTGGTCTTCTTCGGAAGCGCGGGCGCAGGCTTCTCGGGCTGCTTCCCGCTGACTTGTTCGGCAATCTTTGCGACCTCGGCTGCCATGCGAAGCAGCGAGAGCTTGGTCAGCTCTTGCGCTTTCTCTGGGTTGGACGCCAAGAAATAGGCAATGTCGAGTCCGGACTCTTCGTCACGAATCAACTCCGCTAGCGCCTTGTACTCCGGGTCTTTGTTGAGCGGCGATGCGACGATGTCGTCCCATGCGCCCTCGCCCACCCGGTCCTCAAACGCTTCGATGCGGGCCTTGAACTTGTCAGCGGCCTCGGCTTGACGCTTCTTTTCCTCTTCCTCGCGCTGCTTGGCCTCTCGCTGCTGGAGGCGTTGCTCCAGTCGGTATTCGAGAAAGGCGTCTTCGTCGTAGTCGAAGTCGGCCAGGGTCTTCTTGGTCGGCTGCTCCTGAGCCGGCGTTTCCGGCTTGGCGTCAGGCGACTTGATGACACCCTGGTCAATCAACTCCTTCAGGACTGCGGCGCGGGTTTCGGCTTCAGTCGTCCGCCGGACCCTTTCCAGTCTTTTCTTCCAAGTGGACTTTCCATGTTTGGGCTGTCCCTCGGAATCCGCCTCTGGCGCGTCTGTCTCGACCCCTTCCGGGTCGTGGTCGTCGTCGCTTTGCTCGACCTTGGGCACCTCTACCTTCTCCGGCTCCTTGGCCGGTTCTGGCTTGGCTTCCAGGATCTTCTTCACGACACTGGTGTCGGTGGATTTCAGCGGCGCAGGCGCGTCCGCCCCCGTGGCCGACGCCACGTTGGTTTCATCAGTCATTGGTCACCTGTTGGTTACTGGGCGCTACCCGGATACGGGTTGGTGAAACCCGGAGGCAGCTCGAAACCGCCCGTTGCCTGACCGGCTTGGGCGGCAGAACGAAGCGCATCCGCTTGCGTGCGGATGGTTTCTGCTTGCGTCTTCTCGACGGCGGCAGGCGTCTCGGCGAAGATTTGCGCGGTTTCGGCGCGTGTCTTCTCGGTCTGTGCCTGCTTGAGTTCGGTCTCTGCCACTAGCTTCGGATCCGGCGGGGGTGGTGCCGGCGGCTGCTCTCCTTCACTCGGCTCAAGCAGCCCCTGAGACACCATGACCTTGCGGGCCGCCTTCACGTATTCGTCCATGCCAGGCAGGTCCAGCGACTTGATGAGCATGAACATACCCAGCGCACCGAATGGACCCGGCTGTGCCGACAACGCCTGTGCGGCCTCTGCCAGTTCCATCCGTGCCGTGTCGTAGGCCTTGCCGACCGTGACCGTCACGTCGAACTTGCCTCGACTCAGGTCGTTCTCAATGACAACCTCGCCAGTCTGCTCATCGAGCATTGGCTTGTTGATGCGGACGTACTTCTCCGCGTTGTCTTCGCCCAGGATGCGGATGGACCGCTCGGCGTCGTAGTAGTGGGGAATGGCATCAACCAGAACTTCGCCCAGGCGCTTCAGCGCCTTGACCTGGTTATCCACGTAAACGAAGTTGGCAATCTCGCCCTCGCTCTGGCGGGCAAGGATGGCGCGACCACTGGATTCATTCGACTTCGCGCCGATGGAGGCGTCATAGACCCCCAGGTCAGCCTTCAGCTCCTCGGTGGCAATCGCACTTAGATTCGCCAGTGCCACGGGCAGGACCGGAGGCGGCTCGCGAGTTGGCTTCGCGGTCGGCGCATTCGGGTCCACGTTGTAGAGCAGCACAGGCGCATCGTCGTAGCCCATGCGCTCGTAGTACGACTCCAGCCCCTCAATCATCTTCGTCGTGGCGGTTAGCGGGCTGTTGGGCAGCTTCGCAACGACCTCCACCATCGTGGACAGCTCGAAGTTGTGAATGGTCTGAGCGTCCCGACCAAACCGGGTCATGCCGGAGTAAATCTGCTCACCGTTGATGCTGATGAGGTCGCCCCATTGCGGGACGATGGGAATCATCGAGCCGGCCCACTTGGTCGGCTTCTCCAGTTCGCCCTTACCGTAAACCAGGCACGAGTAGACGCAATCGACCTCGACTTCGCGTTCGTTCTTAACCGTGATTGGCGGATGCGCGGGTTGCCCGGTCTGCGGGTCAACTGGCGGGTTGGCCCACTCATCACGGACCGGTTCCCAATCCTCCTTGTCCACAATCGCGCCATCGGACAGGAGGTAGATGGTCTTGACCTCCTTCTCGACGTACCAGTACTCCGCGATGCGGACCATGTCCTTGAAGAACCATTCCTTGTCGTACTCGTCCAGGCTGGACGGCACATCGAAGTCAACGGCCTCCTTGTCCGGCCAGCGCTCCTTGAACTCTTCCTTGGTCACCAGTTCGGTGACGAACACGAACCGGGCATCGGAGCGGTCGAACTTGCGGGCGGACGGGTCAAACCAGACCGTCAACGGGTCCATCACGTTGACGATGCGCAGGCACTGGTCAAACGAGTCAGCGCCCTCGTACTCGGCTACCACGCGCAGGACGCCATAGCCGCCACCGCACGCCCACTGGAACGCCGTGTCGTAGGCGTTCTCAGCGGAGGACTGGACCTCTATGTTCTTGATGAGGCCGTTGTAAATCTCGGCCGTATCTACGTCCGCTTCCTCGACGGCGCGGACCTTGATTTGCGGCTTGTTCTTTAGCTGCTGACCGGTAACCCGGCGAATGAGCTGCCGGATTCGGTTGAACTCGTAATTGGGCTTGTTGCGGCGCTTGGATGCCAGGTGCCGGTCCCATTGGTGGCCGGCCACAAACGCAAACTTCATGTCCTCCAGGACGCGGCGGCGCTGCTCGGTGTCAAAGGTGAACGTGTCGTGCGCCCGCTTCAGCATCCGCTGGGTCCAGGCGTCACGCCCTTCCTTTTTCTTGGGCGCAGCATCCCCCGGCAGGTACGTGGTACCCGCCTTGGATTCCAGCTTTTTTGCCATCTCAGCCTTCGTAGATAGAGGCACGCCGGCCAAAGCCGGAATCGGTGAATTGGGTTGCGAAGTTCAGCTTTGGCACGGCGTCTTCGTTGCTAAGCCGCTCGGCCACGGTCGCCAGGTAGCGATACGCGTCCGCGCCGTGGCTAAATTCGTCGTGCACCGGGGCGCCTGGCTCGCCCGTATTCACGGGAATGCCGCGCCGGTATCGCCTTAAGCACTCCATGAGGCGACCTGCGCGGTTGCGGTCGATGTAGGTCTGCGGAAGCGCCATGCGGGCCGAGCGGATGCCAGTCTCGACCGGCTGCTTCGGCACGATGTCCACTTCCCACTGAAGCGCCTCCAGCAATTGCTTGGCGCTCTTTCCGGTCTTGTAGTCGCCGTGTGCACCGTCATGCGGAAGCCAGAGCTTGCCCCAGTTGTAGCGGCGCTCCTTCAACTCGGATGACCACCAGTCCAGCGTCTTGAAGCTGTCTTCCAGATACTCGATGACCCGCAGGGCCGACAGGTGCCGCTGCGCCAAGATGAGCGACATGCTGTCGTTCCACCCCAAGTCCCAGATGACATGCACCTTGAGTGCCGGATCGTACGGAACTTCGCAGAATCGGCCCGATGCAACCATTGCCGTGACTTCATCGGCGTAGATGGCGCCCTCAGCCGCCGCTCGACACTTTCCTTCCCAGATGTTCTCGTAGTCTGCCTTCGGCATCGTGGCCTTGGCGTGCAACCGCTCCTGCTCAAGCACGGGCGGGAACCACGGGTTGTCTAGGTAGTTAATCTCGATGACCGCAGAGTCGGGAGGCGGCGACACTACAAACCGCTTCCACGTCTCGTCCGTATCCAGCTCCGGATTCATGGATATCCAGATTTCCGAGCCGTCCTTTCGGATGGTCGGAACCAGGATGTCCCACGAGCGTTTGCTGATGGCCTGCGCTTCCTCGCACCACACGATGTCCACGCCCTCGAAGGACTTGATGGACTCGGCGGTCAGGTCCGACAGGCCGGCGAACAGAATCTCTGTTCCGTTGGCGCCCTTGATGACGGTCGCCTGCACTTCGTAGAACTGACCCAGACCCAAGGCTTGAATCTGGTCGCTAAGCAGCTTGTGAACCGAGTCCTTGATGGACTTCTGGATTTCGCGGGTGCACAAAATGCGAAGAGGCCTTTCGGCCCCCTTAATCAGCAAAGCTCGGGCAAACCCCCAGCTCTTGGCCCCGCCTCTACCGCCATACGCCACCTTGTAGCGATGCGGCTGGAAGAGTGGCCTGAGCTTGTCAGGGAACTTGACGGTCTGACTCATTGGGCCTTTCGAACCCGATAACTATCCCGGGTAGCGGGCTATGCGGGTCACTCGCCAGAGTCGTCGGCAGAACTCGGCCAATCAGCGACAGGAACGCAGACGGATTCTTCTCGGCCTGCTCTGCCAAATAGGACTCGCCTCCGGCCATGTCCAGCGCGCCGAGGATCATCTCTCTAAGCTGCTTGGTCTCTCCGTTGACTGACCCCTTCGGCCTTCCAGCCCCGGGTCTCGCTCCGCCGCGCGCCATAGATTCTTTCGATACTTTTTCTTAGGGGGCCAGCGCAATCAGGTAGAACGGCCCGTTCGCCAAGTCATAGACAGCAGCCGGATAAAGCGGCGCGTCCTTGACTGTGATGTGAAACTCGTAGTTCAGGACGTTCCCCAGATTGGTCTGGACCGTTGCCTTGATGCCGCCCCAGCCAGCGAAGTTGAAGTTGACACCGACCTTCACACCTTTCTGGTCAACCTCGACCGCCGCATCATGGATAGCCGTCGCCCACGGACTCGTCGCATCCCAGCGGACCTCGGTAATCAGCTCGTCCGGCTCAAGGGCGCCCCGGAAGTCAACGCGCAGGGTGCGCCGTTGATAGCGTCGAACCCGAAGGGTCTGGACCTGTGCTGCCCCGTAGTTGGATGCGTACCCTTTAAGGAGCCGACTCATCGCCTATCCGCCTCAATCACGGCCTGGCAGGCTCGGAGCTGGGCGTCGGACTCAGCGCCGACTCGAACAATAGCTGCCGCAATTTCTGCTCCGCGCTGGGCTTGGTCATCACTGATGCTGGCGGAGGCTGCAGTACCGGACAGCTGGGCGGTGTAGAGCGCGCCGAGTTCGCGGCGCAGCCGGAGGTTGCCAGCACGCAGGTCAGCCACAACGCGGGCGCTTTCAGTTTCGATGGCACGCTTCTCGTCCTCGTACTTGGCGGCGATGGCCTGGGCTTCCTTGGCCTTGCGCTGCTCGGTGTCTCTGGCGGCCTTCAGCGCATTGACCTCCGCGCGAGCCGAATCTCTCTCCGACTCGGCCTTGTCGGCGCGGGCATCGGAAATAGCGGAATCCCCACGGAAGTACAGGGCAGCCCCTATTGCGATGACCGCCAGCACCGCGAGTGCGTAGGTGGATAGGCGCCAGATGGGGTTCACTTCGTCACCGCCTGGTCGCCCACATTCCCCGCCATGTACAGCCCAAGTACCCAAGTCGTGTAGCTGACCCACTGGTCGGGGGTTAGGAGACCCATGAACACCATCGGCAGGCCAACCAGGAACGCCGCACAGCTCAGGATGAACTTGCGGCTGGCGAAGCGGGTGTCCATCAGGACTGCCCCAAACACATCGCCAACTCAGCCTCTCGTCGGCTCACGAGCCCCTTGACCCGCTTGCCGCCCGCGTAGACCCACTTGCGCAGCTCCGGGCACCATGCCGAGGCTGGTTCGCCCCTGTTGATGCGCTTGACCAGCGTTGAGCCGCACGCGGCCCGTACGCCTACGTTGTAGGTCCAGGACAGGACCGCAGCCCATTCGTCCTCGGTCAGCGGCTGGCCGATGCAGGCAGCTACGCCGCTCAGGTGCCGGCCAAGGCTCGTCTGGAGGATGGCCTCGCACTCCTCGCGCTTGTACTCATCCTTGGGGATTCCCTTGGTCTCCCCGTAGCACCACGTCACCTTGCCGACGATGTCCACGTAGGGCTTTGAGCTATAACCCTCCCACGGGCGCACCAGCCCAGCAGCCAGCAGGAGTACACCTGCAATGCCGCCGATGACTTTGGCCTTCATTCCCTGTCCTGCTTGGAGTCCAGCTTGTTCTCAATCCGTTCCAGCGTCGCGTAGATGCGCTGCTCGAACCCATCCAGACGGGCGGCCAGCGCCTCCCGAAGGGCCTTCTCCGTGTTCACCCTGCCCTCAAGCCGAATGAGCCATACCAATCCGCCCAATGCGGCGAGGAAGACGCTGACGCCAGCGCCTATCAAGGTTTCAATCACATCGATGTCCCCTGTACGAATAGATCCCGGAATCTCTTGGTTATCCGGACTCTGGGTCCGGCCCCTTACGGGTGGGCCACCGCGACTTCCACCGGGTTCGTGACGGCTGTATCAAGGGGCGCTTACGCGTCCCCAGGCGGCTCCTACTGCGCGGACTGGCCGCATGTCAGAGCCTTGCAGCCCTCGGCCCGTGTTCTCCGTTTCCGGTCGTCCGCCAAGGCGGCTACGGGTTAGCCCGACGCTTGCTGCAATTTGGTGCTTGCGGGCCGGGTTGGTTACCGGCTCGGCCGTTTTTGTTGGGTGGCGTGGCCGCCTAAACCGTACTGGCGTGTCCATCCACGCCGCCGCAAGCAAAACTACTTTGCCCGTCGCCTCTTGGGCGCAGGCTCAATCTTCAACATCTGCACCGGGTCACTGGTGTACGGGTCAATCTTGGCGACCTGTTTCACCGCGTCTCCGGCACTGGCGCCTGCGCGCATGGCGAGCATGGCGGCTTGTGCACCGCTTCCGATGGCTGCTTCCTTGTCCAGCAGGGGGAAGGCTGGGAACTCGTCGTCAGCGACCCACAGAGAGCCATCAGGCCGCATGATGAGCAGGCTTGCGCCCTTCATCTTGGGCGGCTCGCCCTCTTCCCCATTCACCATCCACTGGGCGGCGGCATAGCCACGGCCAGCGTTACCCGCAATGCCGACTACCCCGCCATCCTTCAGGCGAAACACCTTCTGGACCCGCAGGCTGTAGTCCCAAGTGCATTGGGTGTCAGCGGCCATCTCGCCCGCTTTGGCGGCGACTGTGGTCATTCCAGACCTAGCGCCTGCAATTTGACTTGCCGGGCAGCTTCCTCGGTGTAGGCCATGAGCCCCAACAGGTCACCGGGGCAGCGAATAGTCGCCTCCCGCGCCTCCACAGTGCCGATGACCGCGAACAGGTCCAGAACCTCGCCAGCCTCAGCGCGAGTCAGAAGCTCCCTCAGCGCCACGATAATCTCCGCGTCCGGCTCCGGCTTTCCGGATTGGACGAGGCGAAGGGACATGCGGGCTCCTGTAGAACCCGGCGTCCTCGTTTGGAACAGCCGGGCGGGCGACGGATCACCCAAACTCTTTCCATCTCTACCCTTGTTATCCCATGTATTCCCATTCGTGGCGGGCGTAATGGCTAAACCCAGCCCAGCCCTGCCGGCTTCGGGTATGGGGGAATCAAGTCCCAAGCAAAGATCACTAAGTAGCGCCACCAGCGGGGCGCGGTCTTGCCGACGACTTGCCCGCGTTGTTGTAATTCGCTCCTTAGGAATATTTCACTCGAACTGTTAAGCCACTCAGGGCACCCAAGCACCACATCGTCGCCAAAAGTCGCCTTGACGTAGAAAAGGTGCTTCCTGAAGCCATACTTCATCCAGATCCATGTACCTGGCGTGTACTCATCCATCATGTGTCCCTCGCTACACGATGCGCCCACCTGAGCGCGTCCTCGTACTGCCACGCGGCCAGCACGATTGCACCGGCCACAAAATCCCTGATCCGCTGGTATGCCTCCCGATCGCACCCAAACTGGCCGGCTCGCTCACGGAGGCTGGTCACGGTCTCAGGACCGAAGATGGCCGCACACAGGCCATCCAGACTCGCCTGTCGCCCCCACTCGTGGTCATAGCTGGAGACGTACTCCCGGGCACGCAGGCGTAGCTTGGGCTTCATCCGGGCTACCGTGGCCCCCAGTCCGATGGCCCATGCCTGAAGCTCTGGGCAGAACCGCTCAGTTCCGGAAACCATCGTCAGCCACGCCTTGTAGCCCGGGTGACGCTCGGGCAGGCAGGATGACGCCAGCGACAGGCGCCACAGTGCACCCTCAGGAAGTGCCCGGCGCGTGAATCCCGCGTAGTACGCCCGCAGGTCCGTGCCACGGACATCCCAATCCCCTACTGCCTCAGCCTTGCCCATCACGCCACCTGCTTCAGCTTGGCGGCCGAATACGGCTCGGAGTGAGTGGACTGGGACCAGCGCTTGCAGTCGCGGCAGAACCACCGCTTGTAGGTGCGTGTCAGCCCTTCCTGATAGCCACGGGCCTGCAAATGGTCGCCGCCGCAGTGCGGGCAGACGTGGGCGCCGTGCATGGCGTGGTTGACCGGAGCAGATGCCCAGCCGCGAGCGCGCAAGTCCTCGAATACCTCACCGGTCAGGCGCGTGTCCTGGATGTTGTAGCGGCGCATCTTGGCCTGCGCCTTGGGGTCGCCCTGCAGCACGTCGTCCCACAAGTCGTAGCCGCCAGTTCGGACCTTCCGGCCAACCCCAAGCCATCCGGCCACGAAGTCCAGCTTGTAGCTGGGTAGGCGGGCGTGCTTCTTGACCTGTTTCATCAGGTCGTAGCGCTTGAACGGTGACGGTGCATGCAGGCGCTGCTCGATGAAGCAGCGTTCCAGCCAAGGGATATCGAACCGGTCAGAGTTCCAGCCCATCACTACGTCCGCCTCATCGAACAAGCGGTGAGCGGCCTTGACCATATCCCGCTCGCCATCCGTCCACTGGGCGTGGAAGTGAACCTTCCGCTCTCCGCTAAACTGGGCGGCAAAGCACAGCAGTCCGTCCGGACGCTGAATCTGGTTGATGCCGATGTTCTGGCCCCACAGACCCCAGTGGCGGGACTCCATTGGGCGCGTTTCGATGTCTATCGTTAGCAGTCTCATATCCATCCTTGGGGCCGTCCTTGGCCGGTTGTCCTTGGGGTGCGTCCGTTCAGTCGAACCAGTGCTTGTGGTCCATCGCGATCCAACCCATCGAACATCCGAATAGGAACGCAAGGGCATGCTCAGGCACCACGCCAGCGATAAGGCTGACAGATGCCACGTACACCCAGAACTTCCATTTTGAAAAGATCATCGTCATTCCTCGTCAGTCAGGCGCGTGGTGTCCGCGGCATAGGCGGCTCGGTCATGTTCGTGGGCCTCCCCCGCTTTCAGCCCCGATGTCGGGCCGTCCTCGTCGTGGATTTCCAGTAGCGCGGCGACGATGGGGGAGTCCGGCAGGTCGGATACGTCGGGGAATGGCTTGGCCTTCGGGACGTTCTTGGCCCCGGGCGCGATTGGTGCGCCGAGCGCTTCTAGCTCCTTCTGGAGCAGCGCAAGCGCCCTCCACGCCACCTTCGTGCTATGCAGGACACCATCGGTATCGACCGTGCCGCGATGCATGAAGTGGCGGAACAGCGCATCAGCCTCGTCGCCGGATTTGCTCCGGTCCCAGTGCAAGGGAGTTCCGGGGTTGTGCTGCTCGTTGCCCTTGGCGGACAGTGCGGCGACTGCAACCAGTGCGCTCGGGAAGTAGTCCAGTAATCCAGTGGCTAATGGGATTGCCTTGCGAGCCTGCGGGTCGTCGGGGAGGGCCATGTCAGCGCTTCCCCGGCATGTACAGTTGCCTCTTCGGCTGTGATTCCGCTTTGAGAATCGCGCTCCAGACGCGCCAAGGCCCCTTCTGCATGAAGGCTTTCATCAGCTTCTTCGGGAGGTGGTACTCGCGCTGACTGAGGTGGTTCAACATCTCCCGCCTCGCGCGCATCACCTCGGCGGTCGTGGTTGGGTCGAACTGGGTAGCCATCTCGATCTCCTATCGGATGGCTGCCATTAAAATGACTTATGCGGAACGTGTCGCGGAACGACTGGGCCGATTTAGGGCCGATTTTCTCCATTTTCTAATGGTTCGCTCATTGACGTTGAACCTCTCAGCCAAAGCGGCGCTCTTGTTCTCAAAATTGAGAAGAAGTTGGTCGCGCTGGTTATCGATAATGCTCTGGACTGCGCGTAGCTCAAGCGGGCTAACTAGCTGCTCAATCACATCGCGCGACGCTCCAGCCTCGACTAGCTCGTCAACACACCTGGATATCGCAGAATTGACTCGTGAGTAGTCCATCTATCCCCCTAACTGCAATCCACTATCCGTACCTGCCAGAAGCGGCCTACCTTGTGCCAGCCCCATACCTCTACGCGCCACCCTGCTTGCCTGATGGCGCTGATGTGTTCCGCCTCAGCAATCTTCTTCACCCGAGACGAGACGTTGCTGTAGCTCGTTGCCTGGACCAATAGCGTTTCGCCATCCTTCAGGGCCAAGACGTCGCCGATGTTGAACAGGTCCAGCCGAGTCTTGGTGATGTGGTTCCACTTCTCCACCACCCACGGCCGCCAGCCGTCCTTGCGTAGCTTGTCCAGCGTCCTTGCTGTTGGGCTGGTCATTTGATTTCGCCATCCCATCTGACTGCGCCTCTATCGGCCCAAACCGAATAGCCCCAACACCCGTAGCACCCCACTCGCCTCTTCTTGTGTCCATGCGCATACCCACAGACGTGACCGCATTCAAGACGCAATACTCGCCTCTCTTTGATGATGGTTCGCTTCCATGTGGTAGTTGTGTACTTGTCCTTTTTTACGGTCTCCACGAACTCATATACCTCTTCACACGTCCCGCTCTCTACAATCCTCCTCAGCGGCGCCCTATCCATTCGACTTCTCCAGTAGTTTTCGGCCCTTGTCGGTAATCGTGTAGGTCTGGGCACCAATCCCAAGCTCCTCCATCACCAAGCTAAGGCAGTCGTTCCATCCATCCACATATCCCGGCGGCCACTGGTCTCCGTCGATCATCGCTGGAAGATTGTCTAGACACATCATCCGGAGTATCGCCAGCGCTGCGGCCCTGTGCTCGTCCACTAAGCGCTCTCGGATTGGCTTGTTCTCGTCCATCATTGCTGCTCCAATAGTTCGTCTTGGTACTTCTGCCATGCCTCGGTTCCGCGTCCATATCCGGGAAGTGCGCCGTAGGTCCATTCCCGAAAATCTGCCGCGCTGAAGAAGCTCGGTCCGTACAGTTCGCGCATGTCGTAGGTGGAGTGCCCCGGAATGAGTGTTCCTTGGTGATGCCAGCTACAGAGGGCCACTACCGCGTCCTGTCCTAGCTGCTTGGCCCCGTGCCAGTCGTTGAAGTTCCGGTGATGGATTTCCGTCGCCCCGGCCTGCCGGTCCTGCATGCCATTCGCTATTCGCAAACGGCAAACAACACACCCCAGCGCCCTAGCCCGGTCCTGATAGTCCTGCTGCGCCAGTGTTGGCGGCTTGCGTTTGGCGAGGGTCATGCAATCAACCTCCCCTGACGCTGTGCGTCCTCGATGCGGCGGCAGGCGATGTCGAAATACTTGGGTTCGATTTCTATTCCAATGAAGGGGCGACCCAGGTTCACGCAGGCAACACCCGTGGTTCCGCTACCCATGAACGGGTCTAGAACAATTCCGCGTGTCCATCCCACAAACTGCTCCATCAGATACACGGGCTTCTCGGTCGGATGCTCGCCGTTCCCTGTACGCGGGGCGCGCACGACATCGGTCGGGCGCTTTCCAGGCCACGAGTGCTCCGGTCCTGGCCAGAACATGGCAATCTCGGTCTGCCTGGCGTGCTCGTGCTCTAGGTCGCCCATCGACCAATTGTTCTTGACCCAAGTCACACACGACTTCGGCTTAGGGACGCCGTCCTGCAGGTTGTCCCATCGGCAGAACACATAACGCGAGTGCGACGCCGGGATGCCGCAAGCCCAAGCCAATAACCCGACATCATCGTCGTTGGCAATCCTGGCGTGTTGTTCGTTCCGGAAATTGGACTGGAAGCTCATCCCATACGGCGGATCGGTAATCACCGCGTCCACCGTCGGCAGCGTCGGCAGTATGTCCCGGCAGTCGCCTAGGTACAGGGTTGCGCTTCCGATAACAACGGGATTCATGCCGCCACCTGAAAGTCATTCGGATTGAACCCAAGCCCACGCAGTACCGTGTCTGACCATCGGACCGGCGCGGCATTGATGTGCTGGGATTTCGGGTCGTCGCCGATTTGCACGGCAATCGTGATGGCGTCAGCGGCTTGCGAGCGAGACAGGTTCAGACTGGAGCCGCCCAGCATGATGAATCCTGCGGCGCCTTCACCCCGGTCAATCGCCGGCATCATTCGCCAGCCGAGAATGGTTCCGGCGAGCATGTGGCGCCAGTCGTCCTTGCTTAGCCGGTTGCCGTGCCACGACAGTTGCGCAGCCAAGTCACCACAGATGGCGTTCAGCATCTTGCGTTGCTGGTCGGTCATCCTGCTGTGGCCTTCGAGCTTCCAGTCGTCGGGGGTGATGTTCATTTCAACCAAACCTCAAGCCGCACGCGGCGTAGTGCTCAAGCACGGATAGGTAGGACTCGGCGTCGATGGAGATGCACCGCTTCCCGTTGATGGTGGTTTCGACAGGTGGAGTACGCCGGTACCCCGGATTGAGGGCGGCATAGCTTCGCGGCCCATCGCCAAAGCGACCTTGCGGGATATGGGGCGACCCCATAGCAGCAGGGAGGCCGCCATCAGCTCCTCCGTGTTGAACCCTTCCTTTTCGAGCAGCCATACGGTCTCCTTGTCCATCTCAACCCCCATGTTTCTGCTTGGCCTCGGCAATCTGCGCGTCACGTTGGGTCTCCGTGATGAGGCCCAGATGGCACTGCTGCCGAATCCAGTTGACGGCCTTCTCCAGCGGGGTCTCCGTGGATTCGACCGGCTTGCCGCGAGGCACGGCAGACGGAGCGGCCTTGGGCAACTTGGCCCAGTCGTCCCTAATGGCCCCCATGAACGCCTCGTCCCAGTCGGCGTAGGCGTAGCCGTTCGCCAGGGCCTTGCCCTTGAAGTGCTCCAGTCGTTCCTGAAGGCGGTCATAGCCCTTCTCAGCCGCCCACTTCCTGACCCGGTCGCTGACGCCGAAGTCTTTTGGCATCTGAACCTTTGGTTGCTTGCCGCGCTTGCGCGGCCCAACGACAACGTCTTCGTCTACGACAACGTCAACGACAACGTCTAGGGGAGCAATTGTTTGCAATTGCGCGCAATTGCTCGCAGACCCCGGAATCGGGTACTTAGGCTCCGACCTGGCCTTCCATTTGGTCTTCAACATCTGCAAGTAGGGCTTGCCGTCGTGGGCGTAGAGAACGATCAGACCGGCCTTCTGGCACGCAGCCATCCAGCGGGAAATGTCGGCCTCCCGTACGCGGTCATGCCGTAGCGGGTAGAGATGAGACTTCAGGATGGCGGGGCGAGCGTCGTACAGACCGTGGTCGTCCACCTTGGACATCAGCCGGCGGTAGAACACCTCAGAGGGAGGGTCGAGGGTATCGACCGCTTCGCTGGTCAAAATGTCCTCGCGGATGATGCGGTTTGGCATTAGGGCGCCTTCTTCTCCGAACTAGCTTGTTCAGCCTGGTGGTTGGTTGATGCCTGCACGTACCGCAGGCAGTCGTGCTCGATTTCTTCATCCGGTAGGCGCACCCCCAACTCCTTGCAGATGCGCGCCCATTCGCTTTGGGGTGTCATGCGGCCACGTCCTTGTTGCGCTTGCGAGACTTCGTCATGTGCCCGATGTGCCAGTGGCCGCAGTCCGGGCAGCGAAAGGCGTGGACAGCGTGCCGGTCGCCGTTGCGGCGGTTCTTGCACTGAATGCGATTGGCGTACACGTAGGCCTTGGCCGCCGTGATGTAGATGCGCTTGCCGGTGGCCTCGCACAGGTCGAAGTCCACCTCGTAGGCTCCGACGCTCATGCGGGCCTCCGCTTGCCGCAGTTAGCGCAACGGTGGCCTGCGTCGATAACCCACCACAAACCATCGTCAGACACCCGCATAACTCCAAGCGGAAAATCCAGGAGCCTGGCAACGTTATGTGGCTTCGGGAGAGGAACCACGTAGGGGACCCACCGGTGCAGTCCAATCAGGCAGCGAATACTCACGCCCCAACCTCCTCCACCTTCTCCACCCGCTGGGTGTTGAGGCGGTCCATTAGCTCTTGGAAGGATTCGGTGCTGGCGGTGTGGCCGGAGGGGAGGATGGGTTCAAGGTCGTCGGTGTAACTCCAATCCCCTGGACCAGTCATATCAACCATTGCCGCAGAACGGCGCCTCATCACGAACAGCTTGGTAATTCGCCCGCACTTTCCGACGTTCTCTATGTGTGCTGCGCGAACAATTCGAACCCTCTGCCCTAAGAAGAACTTAGCCATCACGCGACCCTCAGCAATTCGGCCAGCCGTTCCACCGGGCAGACTTCTTCCATCGCTGCCTGGAGGTCGCGGAACTGGCGCAGGAGATTGGAGCCAGTGGCCGCGCAAAGGGGGCCGACCAGCTTTTCGGGAATGGGACGCTCGCCGTTCTGCATCCGGGACACGTAGGCCACAGACTTGCCGATGCAGGAGGCGACGTACTCCAGTTTGTGATGCCCTGCCCTGATGCTGATGGCTAGGGCTTGGGCCTCGGAATCAACCTGCCGCAGAACTTTTGACGGCGCATCCTGCGGGCCTCGGTGGACTCCGAAAGCGAGCTTCAGAGACGAGTTGTTTCCAATACTTGCCATTTTTTGCCTATCTTTGACAAAGCGGTTTGGGCGAAAAAATCGGCTCTAGCCCCAAAGGACTGAGCCGCGATGAATCACTTGGGTGTACGATTTCCCGAATGGGGCTTTTCAGAGACTTCAAAGGTCGCTGGTGGGACGTGCTGGTCGTTGACCGGCGCGGTGATCAGGTTCTTGCCATCGTTCCGGGTCCCCGGAAGTTCGCTCGGGCGCTCAAGCGCCACTGGACCGGAAACTGGAAGTTCTGGATTGGCCTTGCGGTCGGCATTGCCACCAACCTCTTGCAGTGACAGCAGTAGGCCGGCGGCAAGTCCAATAGCTATGCCTACAAGCAGGTCGCCCGAGTCGCGCTTAGGCGGCGTCCAGGTGACGCCCCTCCTGCGCTCCCCTCCCCTGTACGTCAGAGCGTCCAGGTCGATGCGGGTTGGTTTTTCATCTGAGTTAGTCATGGCTCCACATCCAAATCAGGTGACCGAGAAGGACCAGCAGTGCGAGGATTTGCAGGGACAGCAGCCAGTTGGTCGCGGGGAGGAACATGGACAGCGAGAACAGCACAAGCCCGGCGAGGCTCAGGCGCGACGCCCTGCTCGCCCTACTGCCCTTGGCTGCGTCGCTCTGGGTCTTGTTCTTCACGAAAGCACCGCCCGACGTGAGGGAATGGCTTTGGCTAACCACCCGAATCGGGTTCGTGGTCCTCGCCGCCCTGAACCTCGCCTACCGCGTATGGCGGTGGCGGAAGTGGTCGAAGTAGCACCCACACCGAACCTCCTGGGGGTTGGGTTACGATTGGTAGAACTCATTGGGGGAAGCCGGTATGCCTTCGGGAAATCCCATCTTCGGGAGCAGGCAGGAGTACGAGCGGTTCGTACTTGCGGCCGTCATCAAGCTGACGAAGCCCATGGCGGCCGTCCTTCTTTGGCTGATGGCCCTGACCCTGCTTCTTCTTGGCTTGGTTGCTCTGTGGACCCTTGGGGTGACTGGTACAGAGGCGGCAACGGCCCTGCGCCATACATGGCATTCCAGTACCGCTCAAGTTCTGACGGCAGTTGGCTTTTCCGTTCTGAGCCTCGTAAGCGGAGGAATCTGGATAACCAGGCGCCTACACGATTGGCTCGGGAGGCGGGTGCTGCTTCGGTACTTGGCGGGGCAGCAGACGGATTAGTCATCGCCAAGCCCTCACGACCAGCTCAACCACCGCGTGAAAGCTGTAGCCAGCAATCAACGCGCAGACCAGCTGCACCGCAGTCTTATGTCGGACCATCCAGGCAGCTAACTTATCCACAGGCCACCTCTGAGGGGGTTGGTTGTGGACGACAAACTACACGATGCGTGTAGTGTTGTCAACACGATTCGTGTACGACAGAATTACACGGGGTGTGTACGGTCGGCGCATGAAGCCGCTGCCCCTCCACGTCGCCCTAAAAGCCGCCAGAACCGCCGCCGGAATGACCCAAGGACAGGTCACAGAGGCATGTGGCTGGGACAGTACGTCTCGGTATCCAAATTATGAACAGGGGACGCGAGAGCCGACGCTGGCGGATCTCCGGACCATTGCGAAGGCGGTAGCGCATGGCGGCCATACTTTCGCAAGGATAGTTACCGGAGAAGATGTGGTCCCTGCGTCTCAACTTGGGCGACTGGACCCAGCCATCATCTTGCGGACAGTCGAGTTGACGCGTAACGCGCTGGCTAAGCTCAAAAAGCCCTATGCAGGCCCAGAAAAGGACCCTGAGCTTTTTGCCGAGATGCTCCGACTGGCGATATTGGAAAAGGCGGAGAGCGGAAATGGCGAGCGAGGAGTTTGGTCGGCAGGTGGATCGGGTCGCGGAGTTGCTGGCGCAGCGGGCGAAGAGAAAGATGGGGCTACCGCGCGATCTGAAGTTGGTAGGGGAAGAAAGCGAGTCAGAGCCGGATAAGGCCGGGGCAACTGAGCCTCCGAGCCTTCCAAATTGGACAACATTCCAGCCGATTGATGTGTCGGATAGGGCCAAGAAGATGCATTCCATCATGGCGATAGCAAACGCACATGGCTGGCAGATCGCGGTGACCCACTTTCTTATGACCAAGGGTGTTCCATATCTGTCCGACCTGACGGAACCGCAGCTAGATGACCTGCATGACAGAATGCTGGGATATGTAGACGCTGCTGAAACTGGTTGCAGCTTGGACAGTTGTTTACCGGCCTATTAACGCAAAGGAGTGGGGGATGAGAGGGGTCATAATTGTGCTGATGGCGTTCTCGCTATCTGCGTGCGGCACGCTGGAAAAGAAGGCAAGCATGGTCAACGCGGGCGCCAGTAAGGCAGAGGTAATGGGCGCCCTGGGTGAGCCTGATGACCGCCAAATGAGGGGTAATCTTGAGGCGTGGCAGTACTGCCAAACAGGGGCTGGCTTTGGATATCACGACTATCGGATCGTTTGGTTCCAGGACGGCCGCGTCACAGGTCTAAACTCATACAAATCCACTAGACCAGGCGCATCCTGCAGGACCGACCTGCGAGAGGTAAGGTGGGAAGACGCGCCAAACATGACCATTGAGGTCAGGAACCGATAGAAAAAGCCCCGGCCTAGCCGGGGTTTCTTTTTTAATACTGCCTATCGAGTACTGAGTTCTAATAGAAACAAACTACACGTTACGTGTTGCACAACTACACGTTTCGTGTATTCTACCCCCATCAACCCGCCGGGAGATGGGAAATGAACGCAAGAGTTCCGAACGAGCCGGTATCGACTGAGGGTCTTGAGGTCGTCCGGTATGAGCCGGTCGAGGATGTGCCGGATTGCCTGCCGGCTATCACCCCGCCGCTGTCGCCCACTGAGCAGACCGAGGCCGAACAGGCCGGGGTGCGGGGATGAGCCGCTACGCCTACCACTTTGTCGCCGACACCCTGCGCGACGGTCGCCCTATTCCGGCTGATGGTGAGTGGCTGGAACACACCGGCAAGGTCGTAATCTGCAAGTCCGGCCTGCACGCCAGCTGGCATCCGTTCGATGCGCTCCAGTACGCCCCGGGCAAGACACTGTGCCTTGTGGAAGTCGAGGGCGTGGTTTCCGAGCAGTCAGACAAGCTCGTATGCCGTCGCCGTCGCATCGTCAAGCGCATCGACTCCGAAGCGCTGACCCGAGAGTTCGCCCGTTGGTGCGCCCTGCAAGTCATCGAACTGTGGGATGCCCCGGATGTGGTACGTCAGTACCTGACGACGGGCGACGAGAAGATCTGGGCCGCCGCATGGGCCGCCGCACGGGACGCCGCATGGGACGCCGCACGGGACGCCGCATGGGCCGCCGCACGGGACGCCGCACGGGCCGCCGCACGGGACGCCGCATGGGCCGCCGCATGGGACGCCGCATGGGCCGCCGCACGGGACGCCGCATGGGCCGCCGCATGGGACGCCG